AGATGAGCTCCTTGCAGGGGTGGTTGAAGTTGATCTTGATCTTATTGGAAGAAGATCCGACCGACTCATCACCAGTGTATTGGAGCTGCTCAATGAGGTACTCATGGGGGTTCTGGGCCATCTTTCTGCGCTCGTCAGTATCCAAGAAGATGAAGTCAACATAGATAGAGGCGGCAACAAGGGACTGCTGGTAGGCAGTGGTGACGGCCTGAGATGTGCCATCGGAAGATGACAAAGACTTGACAGCCCACAAGCACTCACCAATGGGTCTGAAGTCGATGTTGATCTTAACCTCGTGGTACTGGAGAGCAACGAGGGGAAGAGCAAGACCGGGGTTTCTGCAGAACCAGAAGAGGAGGGGGACGTACAAGGTGGTCTCAGGGAGAGCCTTGCGGGGAGCGCAAACCTGACTGGGGCCGCCAGTGGAAGCGCAAGGTCCGTTGATGTCGGCGAAAGCGGGGTCGCACAAGTAGGTCAACTGGGTGGTGTGTCCGATCATCTTGTAGTAACCAGCCTGCTGCTCAGAAGAGAGGGTAAGCTGATTCCAGATGTGCATCCAGTCACCATATTGACGGTCAATTCTCTGGCCGCCGATCTCGACCTCAACGAGGGCAATGAGCTGCTCGCCGGGGTAGTCCAACCAACGGGCATAGACAGGGCCAGTGCCGGATGTGCCCATAGACTGGTTAATCTCGGGCAAAGTGACCTGGACATAGGTTCTGTAAGCCAAATCGCCGTTTCTGGAGATGGTGCAGGAAACCCTGCGGCCAAAGTCGGCTTGACCGTTGAAGGTCTGCTCGATGGACTCCATAGCGAAGTTGGTGTGTCTTCTGTAAGATACCTTCCAGAAGGTGATCTCGGGGTTTCCTGTAAGGAAAACGTCTTGTGCGCCGTAGGCTACTAATTGCATGAGTGCTCCTCCCATTTTTTATATATACTTCGAAAACATATTTTTTCCTAAATAATCGCGCAAAAGACGCGATTGTAAAAAGGGGGTTTTGGAGCACAAAAAGTAATTGCTCTACATTTCTCTAGATACTATTATATGTTGTATATTCAAGGACAAACATCAACGATATTGTGGTGGTGTGTCCCCACTTTTTATTGTCGGGGCATTATTTAGAGATGCCGCGCATTTGTAAACATGTGGGGTGTCGAAATCGACCTCTTTATGGCACGAAACACGGTTGTCCCCATTTTTGCGCCGAACACAAGGACCCCAATATGAAAAACATGACGACGACGTCGAGGGTCGCCACTAGCGGCCTATCAACATGTATTGTTTCCAAGTGCCAAGAACAGCCGTCAAGTCCCCGGTTTCGTGGTTATTGCGCCCCATGTTACGTAACACTCTTTCCAGAAGACCCGCTCACATTCCAGACAGTGTATCGCTCCAAGCAACAAGCGACATACCAATTTGTGGCTTCCCGATTTGATGGGTTTCAACACGAATCGCCCCTCTATATTGCTGGAGTGCGCATCGACTGTCGTATTGTTATCGCGGATACTGTGCTGTGTGTATCCACGGACCCCAATATCATGTTGAATGAAGATGGTGCGACACCGTATAAAGTGATAGTGATCGCATTCAATCCCAACAAATATGTTACCAAAACTTGCGAGTCCGTGAATCCGATGCTATATATGCGATTGCCTCTATTGGAAGACGAAATCGCACGACAAATGGAGCGTATTATTGCGAATGAAAATCGTGATAAACTAGAAATTATCCGACTATTCGCGACTACCTCCGATTGTCCATCGACGAATTCTCCGTGATAAACTTCTCTAAATAATCGTCTTGGAAGATTTCGCGTTTTCCATTATGCGACTTTTGGAATATGTATTTGCCGTCGCGTTTTTTGACACTCCAGCCCTGTTCGAGCGAATTGTATATGAATGCCATTTTATATATGGTTTTTTGGTCTAAATCCATTTGGCTCATTTAGATATTTTGGCGAATAATTTATGGGGTTCCAAACGATGTTTCATGCTGTGTGCGTTCAAAATCCCACATTTTTCCAAGGAGCTCGAGCCAAAGTAATTTCCCCATAAGGACATAAAATCTACCAAGTATATTATTTAGGATGAATGACGACGCGACACCAATTGACTACCTTTTACACGAAGACGAGGCCCGTTATGTAATGTTTCCAGTGCGAGATGAGGATATATGGAAAATGTACAAGAAACAGGTCGATTGTTTTTGGCGTGCGGAGGAGGTCGATTTGTCGAAGGACCTGGGTGACTGGAGCCGATTGAACGAGGACGAGCAATATTTCATTTCAATGGTGCTGGCGTTTTTTGCGGCGAGCGACGGAATTGTGATGGAGAATCTGGCGACGCGGTTCATGGCAGATGTCCAATTGGCCGAGGCGCGGGCATTCTACGGATTTCAAATTGCTATGGAGAACATTCATTCCGAGATGTACAGTTTGTTGATTGACACCTATATCAAGGACCGCGAGACCCGAGGACGAATGTTTTCGGCGATTAAAACCGTCCCATGTATCCAGAAAAAAGCGGATTGGGCGCGCAAATGGATATCGGGCGACCAAACATTTGCTACGCGTTTGGTGGCGTTTGCGTGCGTCGAGGGCATCTTCTTCAGCAGCAGTTTTGCTGCGATTTATTGGATTAAGAAGCGCGGTCTAATGCCGGGGCTCACGTTGTCGAATGAGTTCATCAGCCGCGACGAGGCATTACATACGGAGTTTGCGATTATGCTTTATGGTAAGTTGCTGGATAAACCGGACAAGATTCTTGCGCAAAACATTGTGAGAGAGGCGGTCGAAATTGAAAAGGAGTTTATCACGGTGGCACTGCCTTGCCGAATGATTGGCATGAATATGAAGCTAATGTCGCAATATGTGGAGTTTGTGGGTGACCGCCTGTGCGTCCAATTGGGCGTACCGAAGATTTATGGTGTTCCGAATCCGCTGGATTTCATGGAGTTGATTAGTGTCGATAGCAAAGTCAATTTCTTTGAACGCATGAACAGTGAATATGCGATGGCGAATAAGGAAGTCGCAGGGGATGTGTTTGATTTCAATGCGGAGTTTTAAACCTTTGCACTTTTAAAACGCCGATTATATAGCCTGAAATTGCCAAAGGCGATTTCTCGGATATAAAAGGTGTTTTTATCAGTCGCAAAGTGACAGTTACCTAAGCTCATTCAAAGATGCCGACCTAAAGGTCGGCATTTAAAATGTGTAAAGGTGTAAACCAGATGGTAGAATGTTGTTATAATATTATATACCAACATTTGGGTCGATGAGTGAAAAACGACAATATTCACCGAGTCCCACAAAAGAATCAATACCTCTCGTAAAAAAACACAAAGAAGAATCGTCACCGCCCAAAACAATCAAAGTATTATTACGAGAGTTGGGGTTTTTACAAAAATGGGAAAAAATCACGGAAGCAAATAAATCATCGCGGTTTTACTATAACCGCAGAACTGGTAAAAGCATGTATACAACTCCATATCAAGATATTGAAAAACAACAATATTCCGGTACTATTATCCCGCAATTCCTAGAAACACATGGACCCGATAGAACAATCGATTATTTGATAGAATTACTTGAATCTTACATTTTCCATGTGTACGAGAAGGAAAAAAAGAGACGGTCGATTCGAGACATACTTCGATTTGATGTATTGGGGTTCGGACACGGAGGCAAAAAAACAGCCAAGTCAAATAGTATTAAACCAGAAGATATGCCAAACAGCATTACATTTTGTATGCCATCAAATATAATTGGAACAACAGGTCATCTTAATCCAAGTATGGATTATACGCATACACAATATAGTAAAAATAAAAGTCTATCTCGTTCTGAAAAAACAGAGCTCCGAGATACAATCAGCCAACGATATGAAACAAGAAAATATAAATGCAATTATGATATTTCTGAAATACAAATCGCGATACAAAAAATAATTAAACTAAGTCAAAAAAAAGGTTCCCGTTTCCCGCGAATTAAACATAATTATAAAAAGCACGATTCCCAGACTTATCGAAGAATGGTGTTCGAACGAATGGGATGATTATATTATTTTTAAGTATGGGGTCGAACGAAAAACACAAGCCTTTCGTGATAAAACATTTACAGAAAAAGATGTTGTCGATGCGATTCAAGCGGCAATTGAAATACTCAAAGAAAAAGAACATGTATTTATTCAACAACAAAAAGAGTGTGTTGAAGGCTCTCAACGCTCTGGAACAGATGCGTTTAAATCTCATAATCTAGTTACCGCCCCCGATAAGAAAAAAATGATTCCACAAATCCAATTATTATCCAGTGATTCTGGATTGTATCCAGATGTGTTGGCTAATTTTTTTATTTTGTTAAGCGTTCAGAGCGGCGACCCCCAATTTGATGCATTTATGAACGATGGATTCGCGAGTCTACGGAGCAATTTAATTGAAAAATACAAAATGGAAAGTGGTAAATTAAGCTATGATGTGGATGCGTTATATGAAAATCAAAGAGGACTCGAACCAAATCGATATGGATTACCTTATAGAATGTTTCAAAGGTTGTCGGTTGTTTTCAATATAATTCCGCTTAATTATCTATATATTTCCAATTCAATAAGAGAGTTAGACCCGACAAAATTATTTGACGCGCTTTCTTATTACGGCAGTATACCGAGATATACATCAACGAGTTGTCGCAGTGGGCATGATATCAAAGATTTGCCATCCTATGATTCGGAAGGCGGTAATAAGACGCGTAAACGCACACTTAGAGGTCGCACACTTAGAGGTCGCACACTTAGAGGTCGCACACTTAGAGGTCGCACACTTAGAGGTCGCACACTTAGAGGTCGATATATCCAATAAATATATAATAACTGATATATAGATGAGTAAACGAAAGGCCTCCCCAGACAAATCATCCAATAAAAAGAACAAAGTGAAGGAAGAAGAATCTAAACAACTTCCCGAAATAGTTTTCTCTATTGGAAATTGGGACCTACTAATACAAGCAACAAATGATAAAGAAACACGATTTTTGTATCGAAACCGTGAAGAACGTATAAACCGATTTTCGAGTCCATATGAAGATTTTATAAAGTCAGGGCATTCACTTTTAAACTTTAGAAAAATATTAGAAAAACAAGGACCCGACAAAGCAATTGATTATGTACTATCAATAATAATCACCTATATGTTATTTGTTTATGCGCATCAAGCAGGTCGCATTATATCGATTTATGACATCATTAAGTTTGACGCATTGGGCTATGGGCATGGAGGTAGTCTTATTGACAATGAACCCGGAGGAAAAGCGTCTGTCAATTCAAAAGCAATGCCTGAGTGCTTTGTACAAGCTACTCCAGATAATAAAATTTCTCTTATACCACAAATCCCTTATATTCATGATTTATTGATGCTCCAAAATAAATCAAAGGAAAAATTATCTCGTAATGCTAAACACGTAATTCGCGAAAAGATTAGCGAAGAATATAGTAAATGTGTTCCTTACTATCATAAAAAGACGAGTCGATTAGAAGCTGATATAACAACATTGGATGGAAAGCTTGATGACACTACATATAAAATCAAAGATATAGAAGATGTTTTAATGTGGTGGTTTTCAGATGAAACCGATTCGCGAGATTGGGCACACTTTAAAATGGATATGGACAAAAAGGGGGTTACGGAAGAAGAGTATCGTAAAATGATAATTAAAGGCGCAATTGGGTTTTTAAAACGAACAAAACGTGTATATGACAAAAAAGAAAATGATTGTAAAGAAGGTGCCATACTTTCCAAAACAAAAGCGTTAACATATTATCCATTGTCTTCAGATGAAGATAAACGCAAAATGACTAAGCAAGGGTTTTATTCATGCGACAGCTTAATGTCAAATGTTTTATTTGAACCAAAAATATACGTTGATGACCCGGGGTTATCAGAAGCAATATACACTATG